ATGAGAAAGCCGATTGAAAACAACTCATCACCTGGGCAAGCGGTTTATGAGCCTTTCAGTGGCAGCGGCACAACCATCATTGCAGCCGAAACAACAAGCCGAGTCTGTTACGCAATGGAACTTCATCCGCCTTATGTTGACGTTGCCGTCAAGCGTTGGCAGCAGTTCACAGGCAAGGAAGCGATTCTGGAAAGTAACGGCAAAACCTTTGCGGAAGTTGAAGCAGAGAGGAAAGGTTGAGTGAACAAACCGCACCAGTGGCAGCGGTTGCCAAAATCTGCAATGTCACAGATCGAAGAATTCAGCAATTGGCAAAAGAAGGAATTATCCCCAAGCCGGAGCGAGGACGTTATCCGCTTATCCGTTGTGTCACTTCCTACATTCAGTATCTGCAAGCCAGGCTGGACGGCATTGGAACAACTGCGCCAAATATTGAAGACGCCAAAGCCCGAAAAATTGCGGCAGAAGCTAGGCTGGCTGAAATTGAATTAGCAAATGCCGAATTTGAAACCATTGCAATAAAAGATCATGCAAAGGTTATTGAAAACATTGCAGAGATTATTAAAGCCAAACTGATTTCGTTGCCAACCTTGCTAGCTCCAACTCTAGCAATGGAAACCAATCAAGCGGTTTGTCAGTCAAACTTGGAAGAACATGTCCATGCAACCCTTGGAGAACTTGCAAGAATCCTTTCAGACAACAGAGAACGCCTGGAAGAAAGAGCAGAAGGCGCGAAAGCTATCAGCAAAGCACTTCCTACCTCCTCCCAAACTAAACATCAGCCAGTGGGCAGAAGCCGAAAGGCGACTAAGTCCAGAGGCGTCAGCAGAACCAGGACAGTGGCAAAATAACAGAACGCCTTATCTAATCGGAATCATGGAAGCGGTTTCTGATCCGGCAGTTTCTGAAGTAGTGGCAATGTGTGGAAGTCAGCTTGGCAAAACAGAAGTCTGTTTAAACATTTGCGGCTATCACATGGCGCACGATCCAAGCCCAATTCTGGTAGTTCAACCTACACTAGAAATGGCGCAGGCTTGGAGCAAGGACAGACTCGCGCCAATGCTCAGAGACACCCCAACCTTACAAGGCAAGGTAGCAGATCCGAGAAGCCGAGACTCTGGGAACACCACTTTGCATAAGTCCTTTCCTGGCGGACACCTTACCGTCTGTGGTGCCAACTCGCCAAGCTCGCTGGCTTCACGCCCAATCCGAATCGTGCTTTGTGATGAGGTGGACAGGTATCCAGTGAGTGCAGGCGCAGAAGGTGATCCGGTGGCACTGGCTCGCAGACGAAGTGCAACCTTCTGGAATCGCAAAATCCTTCAGGTATCCAGCCCAACCATCAAAGACCAATCACGCATTGAGGCCGCATACAAGCGAAGTGACCGAAGACAGTTCTGGATTCCTTGCCATGCTTGTGGTGAATTCCAGACGTTAGCGTTTCGACAGGTTCGCTGGCCTGAGAATGAGCCTGAAAATGCTAAATATCACTGCGAACACTGTGACGAGCCTTGGACAGACGCCCATAGAATCAAGGCTTTGCGCTTTGGCGAGTGGCGAGCCGAAAGAGATTTCAAGGGAACAGCAGGCTTTCACCTCTCTGGCCTTTACTCACCTTGGCAGACGATTGCAGAAGCAGCTCAGGAATTTTTGGTTGCCAAACAGTCCGCGCACACCTTGCAAGGTTTCATCAACACCTTTTTAGCCGAATCTTGGGATATGACGAATTCACAAGAGGAAATCCCTTACGAATACCTGTTTGCCAGAAGAGAATCCGGCTGGAGCGATGGCGAAAAAACCGCACCAAATGGAATTGGGATTATTACGGCAGGTATTGACGTTCAAGATGATCGTTTATGCTACGAAATCGTAGGTTGGGGCAAAGGTGGCGCAAGTCCAGAGAACTGGTCACTCGAATATGGCACAATCTATGGCGATCCGAGCAGCCGCGAACTCTGGGAAAGGCTGGATGCTGTACTGGTGCAAGGCTATACTTTAGAAAATGGCAAAGAACTCGCCATTTCAGCAGCATGTATTGATTCCGGTGGACACTATACCCAATCGGTTTATTCGTTCTGTAGGCCGAGAGAAGGCCGCAGAGTCTTTGCCATTAAGGGCATGGGGCAGGAAGGCCGCCCAATCGTAGGGAAGCCAAGCCGAAACAATATTGGCAAGGTTCGACTTTACCCGATTGGGACATTTTCTGCGAAAGAGCAGATTTTTGCTCAACTTAGGATTGAAGAAAAAGGCCCAGGCTTCTGTCATTTCCCAATGTCGAGAGATCGAAGTTATTTTCTGGAACTCTTGAGCGAAAGGCTCGCCACCAAGCACTCGAAGGGCTATGCAAAACGCGAATGGATCAAAACCAGAGAGAGAAATGAGGCGCTAGACTGTCGAGTTTACGCACTTTCAGCTTTAGCGATTCTGAACGTCAAGAATCTGGACAAGCTGACGAATAAAATCAACGAAATCGAAGAACCTCCACCACCAGTGCCGGAAGTGGATGAACCGCCAATGCGGAGGAACCGCCTTCGTATGCCAAAACGCTCTTGGATCAATGGATTTTAAATGAGAAGACCACCAAGAATGCCGTATATCACACCAAAGGAACTACAAGCCTTACTCGACATCAGCAAAAGCACAGCCTACCGATACTGTGAAAGTGGGTTGGTGCCAAGCTATCGTGTTGGAGGAAGGTGGCGAATCGAAAGCCGCAGCGATTACTTGCAATATCGCTAAATTCCCAAAATTCCCAAAATTCCCAAAATTCCCCATGAACTTTTGCTTTTGCGCTAATAGTAGCGCATGGCAATTGATCAATTTGACCGCAATAACTACCCCACAACTGAGCCGGAAACCTTAATCGCTGGAGCCTTCTGGACATGGAGGCGTGACGATCTGGCGACACCTTACCCTATTGGCTCTTACTCTCTCAGCTACAACGCTCGACCTCACGGTGGCGCTACCGAAATCAGCTTCAATGCCACTGAAGCCGAATCCACCTATTTCATTGAAGTTCCTTCTGCCACTACTGCCGGATATGCGTTAGGCACTTGGCATTGGCAAGCCTACATCATCCGAACTTCTGATTCTGAAAAAGTTCTAGTTTCAGACGGTTATTGGGAGATTGTTGGAGATTTCGACACCTCGACAGCAGATCCAAGAAGCACTGCTGACTACATGGTGGTTTATCTGGAAGCAACGCTTAAAGAACTAGCTCAGAAACACGCAAGCCAGTACGCCATCGCAGATCGGAACATGATCTTTGCCGATATTAAGAAAACGCGAGAAGAACTGAACTATTGGAAGTCTGAGCTGCGAAAAGAAATCAAGCGAGCCAGAAGAAATGCAGGTAAGCCCACAGGTGACGTAATCGCCACCCGATTTGGAGGGTTGGGCTAATGTGGCCTTTTAAAAACGAGCCTCCCGATTTGATAGGAACAGAAAAGCCCAGAGTGCAGGAATCTGCACCCAAGAGGCACAAAAGAAACTACCTAGGTAATCAAGTCAGTTCTTTGCTCTCTGACTTTCTTTCGCCTGCTACCAGTGCAGATACGGAAATCAGAGCAGCCATCAGACGATTGCGTGATCGCTCGCGGCAGTTGGCCCGAAATAATCCCTACGCCAAAAGAGCGTTGCAGGTTTACAGAACCATGATTGTAGGCCATGAAGGACTAACCTTTCAAAGCCGCGCCAGAAATCTTCCCCTAGTCAACGGAAGGCCAGATCCGAACACAGCCCAAGGCCCATTGGATCAAGTGGGAAATGCCAGGATTGAGCGAGCCTGGAAAGAGTGGAGCCAGTTGGGCAACTGCGAAGTCAGCGGCAAGCTTTCATGGGTAGATGTTCAGCAGTTGGTGATTGAAAGCGTACAGCGTGACGGTGAAGTTCTAGTCAAGCTAGTCCGAGACAAGAGCCTTCCTTTTGGTTTTGGGCTTCAGGTTTTAGAAGGCGATTACCTTGATGAGCAGTACGACACCACACTTGCCAATGGCAACCGGATCATCATGGGGGTGGAACTAAATCGCTTTCATAGGCCAGTAGCCTACCACCTCTTTGTTGGCCCAGATCATCCGCTGGATTACGGCACAGTTGGAGGCTACCACCACGGCATGAGAAGGGTTCGAGTCCCAGCAGAAGACTTGCTGCACATTTACTTACCGGAGAGAAGCCAGCAAACCAGAGGGGTTCCGGCTTTTGCTGCCGTCATGGAATCCATGCACCAGTTACAAGGCTATCTGCAGGCTGAAGTAGTTGCTGCAAGGTTAGGCGCTGCCAAAATGGGCTTTCTGCAATCACCGGAAGGTGACGGCTTTGATGGCGAGGACACCATTGACGATTACCAGCCCATCATGGACGCAAGCCCAGGCTCTATCCAACAGCTTCCGGCAGGAGTGAACTTTCAGGCATGGGACCCAACCCATCCCACAACAGCCTTTAAGGATTTTCATTCTTCTGTGCTGCGTTCTATCGCTTCCGGTTTGGGAATCAGCTATGCCGAACTGAGTAATGATCTGACAGATGTGAACTATTCGAGCATCCGCCAAGGTGCAATTTCGGAGCGTGATCATTACCGGATGCTGCAGAACTTCCTAATCACACATCTCGCCAAGCCAGTTCACCGAGAATGGCACAAGGTGCAGGTTCTCAGTGGCAGATTCGATTGGAGCATGGATAAGGCGGAAGCCAAGTTCATTCCAGC